GTGACCAATTACAAGCTTGCTTTGCCCGAAGTAAGTTTGTCGCTTGCGCTAATAATAGTTGGAGTTCGCCACTCCAACGGTTCATGCGCGGGCAAACGGAGAGAGCGGGCGTGCTCAAACAATTCATTAATTCTGGTATTATCAACCCAGATGATGTGGTCTGTTTTGGGCTTGACGATCCGGTGTTTAGAGATTGTAACAAGGTGGATTTCGACTATGATCCAATTCGACATTCACCACAACTCATCTCACACCTACGACCTTATTTTATTCCCGTAGCACATGGCGACGTTGACAAGAAACTCGTAACTCCATTCACATTTGTTGATCCGAGACCCAGGCAAACATTTGGGACATACCATCCAAATTGCGCGTTTTTACGCGAACTGGTTTTCAGCGAAATTGTGAAGGAAACGAAGGGCATGTATCGCGTCATGGTAGGACCATCGATAACACAGGCAGTTTTTGCTGACCACAATTACGCGCCTATGTTGACTAGTGATGACTTTGTGCACCACATTGAAAAGGTGCCTAGGTCATGTAAGCACAAGATAGGAGACTTTTGTCGTTGTGCAAGCGTAGTGAACCCAACAGCAATAATAGCCGTACATTCATTGTACGATATTAACCCCAGAGATATGGCAATGCATATGTTTTACCGTTTACCTGGGGCAGTGCTGTATGGAATGATCCACAATTACACAATGTCTAGCGGTGGATTTGATGGGACTCTTTATTCACAAGTTGGTGATACTGTCCATCAAACCGCTGGAGCAATTGCCATGGACGGTTATTGTAACAAAGTATCAACCTATCTTGGTTGGTTGAAGCCGTGTATCAATTTTTGGGTGCCGAACTGGATAGCAATAGCAAGTCAATCCGCTCTGCTGTTATTGTCTTCCAGAGTATCATGGAAAGCTATGATAGAGACAGCAGCCATCATGTTGGGCTGGAACGCTTTAGCAGTTCTAGCCACCCAGAGATACAGGTTGGGATGGGATAGCAAGATAGTTGAGAGTTGCGTAATGCGACCCCTTTCGTTAGTGCTGTATCATGCCCCCAAGAAAGGCATGAACGTGCATAAATTAATTGGCGAGGTACATGCAAGATATGTCGAACCAATGTTGGTCCCTCAACCCAACATGTTGATTGATAGTTTCCCCCTTCAATTTGAACACAATGGACGACAAATTTGGCAGTCAGTACCCGCAAGTGCTTATAACGGAATGCGGGAGCAGCTAATGACCTGTAAAACTATTGATGAGCAGGTGAGGTTAGCGATGCGACACTTAAACCGAGCAGCAATATATCTCGATGAGCCAGCAATCCGCAGTTGGCTAGAGAACTATCCCCCCCCGCGCGCTTATTTTAGAATGAAGCCAGTAGTCTCATTCTTAGATGCAACCGCATCAACGATCAAAGAGAAGTTTGTAGACCTTTCTGAAAAGGCTTGTCTCTTTTATTATCATGGACCAGGGGCTCCACCGTACCCCCCTCCAGGTCGTTATGCGTCTTGTGTGGTAAATGAGACGATAGCCATTAGTAAGCGTGTCATGCAAGAGACGCCAGAACCCAAAGTAGGAGTTTGGTTGAATGCACAGTATTGTGTAAACAATATCATCGCACCAACCGTACCACTAGTGCCTTTAGAACTAGAAGAATTTCGAGCACATCTGAAACCGCGCCAGCGGCCCGAATTCGATAGAGCTATAAGGACTTTGGCTTTTGATGAACGGACGTTAGATAAAATGGATTCTAGATATAAAGCATTTATCAAGATGGAGTTTTCAAAAACCATGAGAGAGGCCGAGGAAGGGAAACCGAGGCTGATCCAAACTCCTAAAGAAGCTAGAGTCAAAATAGAAGTAGGGGTGTGGACAATCCCAGCCAGTAAGCATATGGCACGAGTCTGGAACGCTAACAACAGAATTTGTTACGTTTCGGGAATGGATTGCCTAACTATAGGGAAAATATTTAGTGATTTCGCTCCCTTTGCATGTATCGAGTGTGATGGTACAACATGGGATGCGTCAGTTAGCGTTGGAGCTCGGAAATGTTTCCGGCACTATATGACTAGCTGTGGGGCGCCACCTGACGTTATCAAATTTCTAGAGAATTGTGACAAGTTCACGACGACTACTAGACATGGACTTGAGTTCAAGTGGTTAGCAGACACTAAATCAGGAGACCCAGACACTTCTGTTTCTAATTCATTATATAATGGCGTAGTCAACTACACATATTTCAATACTCTACCAGGTTTGTGGCAAATATTGATCTTAGGTGATGATATGTTGGCAATGCTAGATAAACAGGCCTTCGAAGCTTATAACCGTGTGGAACATGCACGAGTGTATATTGACCACGGATTTATACCGAAGATAAGAATTTCGAAAGAACCCACGGACTGCACTTTTCTTTCCCGTAGGTTCTGGCCTGTGTTTGTCGACGACAGTCCGTCGTTTGTTCTAGGACCAATGTTAGGCCGATCACTACGGAAACTCGGATACTCCCCTAACAGTCATGTTCCTAAAGGGTGGTTGAAGTCTGTGTTGGCATCACAGTGGCCAGGTTGGATAGGTAGTTCCATTCATCAGGAAATCTTCAATTGTTGCGATGGCACAATTGACTTGTCCAATTTAGACCTTTGTGATTACTATCAGATTGAAAACCCCTTAGACATGATGGTGTCTAGAAGAATTCGTCCACGTGAAGTAGACATCGTCTTTGCTTCATGGTATGCCATGGATGGTGAATCAATGTTGCGCAGGTGGCAACTTGATAAAGATTCATTCATAGAATACTGTGAATCAATGGAAGACTTTGATGAAGATACCTTCACGATGAACGATCTTTTGTTTAATACTCAGCCAGCCCGAGAAGTACATACTTCCGAAGGGTTTGAACACAGCGATGATGAAGATGATTCACCCGGCTATGATGAAACCAAAGAGGAAATAGTAATTCTCGAATCAAAAGAAGAAGATGGTCTAGAGGATTTTTAAATATAAGGAAGGTCGGGGCTTGCATCCCCAAGAACAACTGCAGCGCGGACTCGAAGGTGTTAATCGAAGCAATGGCTGAAGACTGGGTAGTAGATTTCACAGAAGATATTCTTGATTTCGTAGATGATGCGTGGTTCGGTGGTCACAATGATGACCCGATGCACCAACATCATGGAACGGGACACAACCCGCGCCCATTTCCCACTACGTATGAGCCGTATGGGGTACCATTGGGTCCACACGTGGATCCGGTGCCAATCCCAGACGCTCCACGTTATGAATATGGGGGCAAACCCGTAGAAATCATAGATGAGATCGAACTACCATACATATTGCGCCCAACAGAACATCCTGCCGTACAAGGTCTGTTGAAAATGCCGAAGAAAGGTAAAACGAAGAAAGCGAAAGCTAAAGCGCGCCCGGGACGTCGCCGTCGCGCGCCAGAAACTGAAGAAGTTAAGACGATCCGAGGAAAGTTCAGGTTGTGTACAATTGATACAGGAGGATTAACTGACTATGGC